GGTGACCGCTACGCACGCATCCTTGGGTTCCACACCATGGGCGTTGCCGGCACACGCACTGGTGTCGGCTGTCTGGTCACCAAACAGGGCGTCCTTGACGCCCTCCAGCAGCTACGCCAGAAGGGACTTGTCAGCGCCCCCATCGTCTCACAGGGGTCCACGGATGTGTACGTGCCGACTGGGTATGAGGCTGCCGCTGCGATTGGAGAGCTTTCTGAGCGCTCTATTCTGCGCGAGGCCCCACCCGGCGCGCCACTCTTGCCCATGGGCACCCTGCTCAACTATGCGCAGGTGCGCGCGAAGTCCAACATGGCAGTGAGCCCCCTGTCCGACCTTGTCTCCGAGCAGTGCGGCATGCCCCGCATGCACGAGGCACCGCGCAATATTGGGAAGATCACCGTGGAGAAGAGGAAGCTGGCTGAGCTCGAGGGCATGCGCCAACTGCCTCCCGACTTGCTCTTGCTTGCCAAGGCTGACCAGCAGCAGGAGATTGTGGCTGTGATGTTGTCGGGCAATTTGCAGGGCATGCTCCAGCCTCTGTCTGAGCGGGAGGCCTTGTCCGGGATCCCAGGGAGCACAGGGGTGCAGCGCGTCAACTTGTCTACAGCAGCGGGTTTCCCGCTCAAGGGCAACAAGCGCCCACTTGTCGCGCCCGACCCCACCCTCGAGAGCCCTGAGGCCATCTGCCTCACACCTGAGCAGCGCAACGAGATTCAGCTTGTGGAGGAGAGAATGGCCCGTCTCACACGGGTCAACTTCCTCTTCAAGGCGTCGCACAAGGATGAGGCCGTGAAGATCGGCAAGGACAAGTGCCGGGTGTTCGAGGCGGCGCCTTTCGCCCTCACCTACTTCACGCGCAAGCTGTTCCTCCCTCTCATGAGGCTTTACGCTCTGTGCCAGGCTGAGTTGGAGAGCGCTGTGGGCATCAACGCCTACGGCCGCGAGTGGAGCAGGCTCTCCCAGCGAATGAAGCAGTTCAACGCCAAGAAGCTGCTCGAGGGCGACTGGCAGCACTACGACTCATCGGAGGCGTACCAGGAGGTCATGACCATCTTCAGCATGTGGATTGAGATTGTCGTGGTGTATGGGGCGTACACTGACAGGGAGATCAATGTCATGTGGGTGGTTGCTGAGGAGATCGCTCGCCATTACGCGCTCTTCCGCGGCGATGTTACGCAGATCGACGGCACCAACGCCTCTGGCAATGGTCTTACCGTC